TAGGCGACGGATAGAACGGCGTTCCGGGTGAGGTGCTGGGCCAGGTCGCGGGGCAGGTGCACGGCGACGGTCGCGGGCGGTGCGTCGGCCTGGCGCCCGAGTTGGATGCCGTGCCGGATTGCTTGCACGGCGTCGTAAACGGTGCGTCGCGAGTGGTAGCCGTGGCCGACGGCGAGCGGTACATGGTCGACGGATCCGCGCCCGGCGGCCGCGAACGTGCCGAGTTGGTAGCCGCCGTAGGCGCCGAGCACGCCATAGGCGCCGGGCGTGCCGGGTTCCCGGCCGAGGTCCCGATTCAATGCGGCGACGGCGTCGCCGAGCATGGTTGAGGTGATGCGATCGCGTGGCATTAGGCCGCCTCCCCGTATTCGGTTCCGGTGCTGGGGTCCTGGTCGCTGGGTGGGTAGCCGTCGGACCGGACGCCGTGCCGGGCGTCATAGTCGGCGCTCGGCGCGTCGGGGACGCCGTAGCCGAGCAAACGGGCGCGGGTGCGATCGGAAGCGGCGATGCTGCGCGCGATCGGCGGCGGATTGCCGACGGGCCCGCGCGCGTAGCGGAGCCCGCCGGACGGGCCGAGCCAAACGTATTCGGCGATGCCGTCGGCGACGGTGCGCGCGTAGGCGATGTATCGGCGCGAGCGGGTCGGCGTCGGCGCGTAGCCGAGGCTCCGGAGCGCGGCCGCGTACCTGTCTCGGAGCGTCATCGGTCGCCCCCTTCCTGGGCGCCGACGTTGCGCGCGTAGGCGGCGTCATAGGCGGCGTCCGCGGCCGCGTGGCGGTCGCGAGCGCGCGCGAGTCGGCGAGCGTTTGCCTCCGTCGGGCATTCGGCGTAGTCCGCCTCGGCCGATTGGAGTTTGGACCAGGCGGTTTCCTCGGCAATGGCGGCCGCGACGTAGTTGTCGCGGGTGCGGAACATGGCGCGCACGGTTTCGGTGTTGCGATTCGTCATAGTGGTCGGTCCCTTGGGTTAGGCGTTGCGGGCCCACGCGGGCCCGATGGCATGAGTATATGCAATGTCTCGGCGCGGTCAATGCCGCGCCTATATATTTCGACGGCGCGCGGGCCCGGCCGGGCGATGCCAGGCGCGGACCCGAAAGCGGGGAACGGATCCCATCGATGGATGGGCGGGATGGCGGATGGATGGGCGGGGTACAGCCGGACCGGACGCGCACGGCGGGCGGCGGGCGCCGACGGCGGCGAGTCGGCCGCGGCGTGTCGGCGAGTCGGCTGGTCGCCCGGTTCGAGTCCACGCCGGACCAGCGATACGGCCGCGGTGCGCGGCGATCGAGGTCGGCCGCGCGTTTGTGGCGGCCAGGCGCCGCCGGCGTCGGCCGGCCGGGCGTCATAGTGCCGCCGGCGCCGGCCGGGCGTCGATAATGCCTGCCCCTGGGGCCCGGCGCGCCGCCGGGGGGCCCGGGGGGGCGGCGGGCCGGGGCATGGTTCACCTGCCCCTCGGATATTTCTGCGATGGATTGTGTTTGGGTGTGAACGCCGGCTCTGTCAGTCGTGCTGATGGCTTTGGCGGCCTGCTGGAGCTCGGCGGTATCCGAGTTTCCAGAGGGCTTGTGCGATCGAGTTGGCCGTTTCGGAGACGGCTTCCTCGTCGAGGTCCCAGAGTGCGGCATGGAGGACTTCGTGGATGACGGAGTCCAGGGTCCGGTCTTCTGGGTAACCGAGTGCGATCCTGATTGTGCGGGAGGGCTTGTGGCAGACGCCTTCGCAGTCGCCGAGGTTCGGGACGAATCTGATTCGCCACTTCGAGCCCCTGATTCGGACGATGCGATCGCCTTTCATGGTGCTCCCCTGTGGACGAGTCGACGAGTCGCGAGTACCCCGAGTCGGCGAGTCGATCTCATTTCGAGTCGCTCTTCTCTTTACAACTCTCTTCCGCCTTCCCCTATAGGGCCGATTTACAACTTTGACGCCCAAGTGTCGGATAATAAGTGTCCGATCAGACACTTTTTATTCGCTACTTGACGCTTTCCGGACGTGACGAAACGTCGGTCGTTGTAGCCCATGGGCGACACTTATGCACGTCTGTATGCATATTCGCTCCATGGCGATCGGGCGTACGAGTCTCGATAAGGTGTCGACAAGTTCCACTTTGAGGAACGTCACCGCCGGCGGATCCAGGACGTGCCGGTGTCTTCGCGGCGGAGCTTGCGGAGCTCCTCCTCGATGATGCGTTGCCGGCTGCGCTCGGCGGCCTTGGCGGGGTCGGAGGCCATCTCGTCGCGCCAGGAGCGGACGGCCATGGCGAGGGCCTCGATGCGGTCGTCGTGGTCGAGGGAGCCTCGCTGGCGGGTGACGCGGGTCCACTGGTGCTGGAGCGTCTCGTCGCGGGCGACGTCCGGGTGGATGACCAGGCGGTGCTGGTTCAGGACGGGTTCCAGCGATTCGATGATCCGGACTTCCTTCTGGCCGGAGACGCGGACGGTCTGGACGGAACAGACCCAGCCTTCCGGCAGGTCGGGCTCGTCGCCTGGGTCGGCGAAATGGCGCTGGAGGACGGGCTCGAGGAGCTGGGCCATCATGCCCTGCCCGAAGTTGTCCTCGACGAGGATCTCGGTCACGCGGTGCTGTTTGGCCGTCAGGGCGATCTCCTCGAGCGTCTGGGGGCCGTAGCCGCCCTCGAGCCCGCCGGCGGCCTTGGCGAACAGGAAGCCGTTGAGGTGCGCCACGACGGCATAGGCCGTCTCGTCCTCGCCGCGGCCCGATGGGTCGACCCACATCTTGCAGCCCGTGTAGGGCGCCCAGTCCTTGTCGAAGAAGATCGGGTGGTGGAACCCGTCGGTGCCGAAGCCGAGGCTCGGGATGTCCTCCACGCGCGTCGACTGGCCGGCGTGGTTGGTGACGCCCCAGGAGATCGACATGGGGGCGCGGTCGCGGTCCATGGCGAAGACGACCGCGTCGGAGAGGCGCAGCGGCGTCAGGTTTGAGTCACCCAGGCGCCACTGGAGCAGGTACTGCATCCTGAACTTCGAGCGGCCCTCTGCGGCCTCGCGGGCGGCAAGCTCCTCCCGGCCGAAGCGGTCGGGCCAGGCAAGGTCGCCCGGCTCCATGTCGGCGAACATCGGGCCAAGCTCGCAGCCGCAGCCGTCGTCGCCCGGGTGCATCACGGGCCAGGCGCGGAATGAGTACCCGCCCTTCAGGAGGTAGTCGTAGAGCGTCTCCTCATGGTGCGGGGTGCCGAGGTAGACGATGTCGCCGCCGGGGACGATGATGTTCTCGAACTCGGCGACCTGGTCGCGCACGCGCCGGCGCAGGTCGAGGGTGAGGGTGTTCTCGCTCGTCTCGACGTCGTCGCCGATGATGCAGGTCGAGCGGATGCCGGTGATCTGCCCGGTGATGCCGTAGGCGGCGAAGCTCGGGGTGCGGTCCGCCTCGGCGCCCATCACGTCGAAGCCGAGGGCGGAGTCGCGGGTGCCGGCGTCGCGCTGGGGCGCAAGGTGCTGGAGGAACCGCGCCTGCCCGATCCACTTGCGGGCGAGGTAGAGCGAGTCCTTGGCGGCGCGCTCGGACTTCGAGACGTAGGTGATGCGCTCGCGCGCCGGGTCGCGGAAGAGCCGCCAGCAGCAGTAGGCGATCGTGACCCAGGTCTTCGCCGCGCCGCGCCAGGCGAGGACGCCGCGCCGGCGGCGGTCCTCCATGAGCCACAGGGCGATCTCCTTGTGGTGGCGCGGGACGCCCTTGAGGCCGATCTCGCGCCACAGCTCGGAGAGGAAGAACGGGAAGTCCGCGTACAGCCGGGAGACGTACAGCTTCGTCTGCTCGTCCATCAGGCCCGCTTCGCGCCCTTGCGGCGGTTCTCGGTCCGGCTGACGACCCGCAGGTTGCTGCGGGCGTTGGAGCCGCCCTTGGAGAGCGGCACCTTGTGGTCGACCTCCCGCGGGTCGCCGGTCTTCAGGCCCATCTTGCGCCTGGCCTTGTGCCGCTCCGACTGCCGCCTGAGCTGCTCGGGCGTGCCCTGGTACTCGCGGTATTCCCTCGCGTAGTCGCGCTTCTTCGCCATCTCGTTCCTCCTGTCAGTGGGCGTCCATGACGTCCCATGCGATGCGCGGGTGTCCCCTTGACTTCCCGCCGTGCCTGTCGTTCTCCGTCTCCCAGCGGACGAAGAGCCTGATCCACTTGGCGCGGATCGGAGCCGGTCCGGTGCCCTTCTCGACGATCCAGCCGCCGCTGCCGTCGCCCCAGTCGCGCTTGTAGGAGCCGCAGCGGATGATGTCGCAGTGGCGGTTCCTGACCTCGTAGATGCCGTTGCGCGTCTCGAGGTACTCGCGGCTGACGCCGACGACGTTGGAGTGGTGGTTGTGCCCGTAGGCGACCACGTCGGCGCCCTCGATCCACGACAGCATCCGGCGGCTGTCGAGGACGCCCATGGACATCTGCGCGCCGCCGCCGGATCCGTGCGCGTAGCGCATGGTCCATGTGAGCTTCGAGCCGTTGAGCGACGCGCGCACCTTGAGCCACCCGCCGTACCCGCCGGCGCCCATCTGCGACTCCGGGTTCATCACCTTCACGGCGCGGACGAGGTTGGTGGTCGGGCAGGTTTCGTGGTGCTTGAGCCAGGCGGATTCGTGGTTGCCCTGCCCCAGGAGCACCCACCACGGCGAGTACGGCGCGTACCGCTCGGCGGCCTCCTCGATCACCTTGTCGAAGTAGGCGGCGGCCAGCTGCGATGACCGCAGCGCCGACTTGCACTGCCGCCGGTCGCTCGAGCCCTGCATCAGGTCGAGGCAGTCGCCGAGGTCGCAGATGATCGCGCCTCGCTCGCGCGCCTCGCGCAGGTGCTTCTCCTCGAGGGCGCGGTCGCACTTGCTCGAGTCGCTGTGGGCGTCGCTTCGCAGCAGGATCCACTGCTCCCACGTCGCGTGGGTGCCGCCGGTGCAGTCGACGACGTGGATGTTGCGGCCGTGGTGCGCGACGGTGAACGGGGGCTTAGGCTTGGTCCGGGTCAAGGGCCAGGTCCTCGGCAGAGAGCTTGCGCCGGCTGATCTCGGCGACGAGCTCGTTGAGCGGGCTGTCCTTGGTGCGGATCGCGGTGATCCCGTGGTCCTTGAGGAACCCGCGGATCGCGTTGAGGTCCGCGGGCGTCGGGGTGACGCGCTGGACCTCTCCCTCGGGCGTGACCACCTGCCTCCCGTTGCGGAGGATGTCCAGCATGGTCCCGGCAAGGAGTCGATGGATCTCCTCGTACTGGCGTTCGTCGGTCATCTTGCCCTCATGGTTGGTCGCTTTGGTCGCAACGTGTCGCTCGGAACGAGGCCGGGGACCGGCACCCCGACGGTGTCGTGGACCTTCTTGCTCACGCCGGCTCGGTTGAGCACGCGGGCCCAGACGAGGTTCTGGAGCGGCGAGAGCTGTGAGTTGATGTAGTCCTGGCGCGGGCTGTCCGGGGACGTCAGTGACCGGATGCCCTTGTCGATCAGCTGGACCGACGGGCCGCCGAGCGCGGTGAACGCCTCGCCGGCGTTGAGCCCGCGGTCGGCCCGCTGCCTCGCCACCGCGCCGAACGTGCCGGCCGCGACGTTCTGCCGGAAGTACTGCGACGGCCCGTAGCCGAAGCCGTCGAGCCAGCCGAGCGGGCGCATGACGCTGCCGAGCACGGCGCTGTCCTGCATGGCGCTCCACATCGCCGCCTTCGGGTTGTCGCGAAGCTCCGCCAGGCTGTCGGAGAAGCTCTGCCGCTTGGTCAGGTCGTTCTTGGTCGCGGAGAGCAGCCACCCGAGCAGGATGCTCATCCCGATCCACGCGCCCTGCTCCTGCGCGTTGCCCTGGAGCACCGGGCGCAGCCGCTGGCGGTTGTAGGCCGTGATGTACGAGCCGAACTGGTTGACCAGGCGCAGCAGCGGGTACTTGTCCTCGCTGATCGGCCGGTCGCCGACGCCGGGCGTCACGTTGTAGCGGCGCATGGCCTCCTGCGGGATCGAGTCCATCAGGATCCGACGGTCGTCCAGCGCGCCGTCCCACTGGTCGAGCATGGGGTTGACCGGCCGGTTGGACCGGACGAAGTCGTCGAACGACTGCCGTCCCGCGCGCTCGAGGTTCCAGTACCGGCCGTGCCTGTGGATCTGCTCCAGCACCTGGCGGACGTTTGACGTGTTGATGCCCATCCTCGCCAGGCGCCCGGCCTCCATGTTGGACAGGCGTGCTGCCGCTACCGGGTCGGCCGCACCGGACACCTGGGCGCGGTGCAGCCGCTTGGCGAGCGTGATCAGGTCGTCCATGGCGATCGCGGCACCGAACTGGAGGTTCGCCGTGTCGACGGTGTTGAACAGGTTGATCCGCTGGAACCCGCGCGCAGACATCTCGCCGCCCTGGTCAAGCTTGCCGCTGATCCTGTTGACCATGCCGCTTCCGAAGCCGCGTTGCTCGAGGACGTACTCGGTCGATTCTCGCGGGATGAGCGAGATCCTGCTCATCAGGTTCAGGAACTCGAGGTCGCGCCTTTTTAGGTAGCGGGCGCTCGGGGCGATCATCTCGAACATCAGCCGCGACCCGCGGATCGGGTGCTGCGCAAGCCATGCGAACTTCCCGGCAAGGTCGCCGAGGCTGGACACGCCGATCATCCCGCCGTTGGTGATCATCGAGTACCGGCCCATGTTGCGCGAGAAGAACATGGTGCCGAGGCTCGGGCGCGATCCCTGGTCGTACATGACCTGGCCGATCAGCCGCTTGACCATGTGCTGGAGGTCGGCGACGCTCGAATCGACGGCGTCCTGCGCTCCGCGCATGGCCCGCTTGCCGCCGAGCTGCACGAACCTCTCGGTGGCGTTCTTGACCTCGCCCAGGTACTCGAGCAGCGACCTGGCGTCGGTCACGCGCCGCTCCGCGCCGTTTGCCGCCGTGTAGGTCAGGCGCCCGAACACCTCCGGGTGCAGCCTGATGGCGCGGGCGATGCCGATCTGCCCGCTCGCCTGCGCGGAATACCTTCCGAGCAGGACGACCGGGTCGCGCACGATGAAGTCGCGCAGCTCCGGGGCGACGAACCGGAACGAACGCTGCTTGAAGATGTCCGGGTTTCCGGCAGTCTCGACCGACTCGAAGAGCGACGTCTCCGCGAACGGGTCGGTCATCCGCTTCACCTGGGCATCTGCGCCCTCGACGTAGATCGCCTCCAGCGAATCGCGGTAGGCGGCCCTGGACTGCCTCGGCAGCGCGGACTCGTCGAACAGGCTTGCCATCATCGGGTCGTCGAGCCGTTCGCGGATCTCGGCCCCGTTGCGTGGCGAGAACGACGGGTCGGACAGGTGGGTCCTGACCGTCGCAATGATCTGGTCGCGGATGTTCTTGTCGGTGGTCCGGTCGAACGCGCGAGCGATGGCGTCGGTGCGGACCTGCGACTGGCGGGCTTGCTGGTCCATCATCCGGTACTGCGCGACCAGCGCCCGGCGCGCGGCCTCGGGGTTCGCCCGGAACGCCTGCTCGTCGAGGATGAGGCTGATGTAGTGCTTCATCCCGGACATCGGGTCGTTCTCGAACAGGCCGTTCGCCACCAGCTCGCGCTGCATGAACTGGAGGTGCTCCTCGATCAGGTCGGCGATCTTCACCGCCGTGCGGTTTGGAACCTGCACGCGCGCCGGGAGATTTGCCGTCGCGTTCTGCCTGTCGAGGATGATGTCGACGGCCTCGCGCATGACCTGGTCGCCGGAATTCGATCTCCCGGTGAGCGCGGTGCGCTGGACCAGGCCATTCTCGCGAAGCAGGTTGTTGATCCGGCGGAAGACCGCGACGGTCCGGAGCTCGAGCGCCTCCTTCACCGCCTCGGCCGAAACCTGTGCCGAGCCGCGAAGCGACACTTCGCGTGCAGTGTGGTCCATGGGGCTTGCGATCAGCGCCCGCATGAGATCGTGGATCAGCAGCGTCGATTGGCTTGATCTGTTGGCCGGCGTGTTCCCGGTGACAGTCGGGACCGCCTCGCCTGCCGCGGCAAACAGCTGGAGCAGCGGGTTGCGACCCGGCAGTGCGCGCCGTGCCGCATCGGACTGGAAGAACACCCGGAGGATGTTCAGCCGGTCGTAGTCGTCCTGCGCGAGGTGCCTCTGCACCGAGATGAGGTATGCGTCCGGGTCGAACGGAGACGCACCGGCGGCCATCGCCGTCGGGTTCAGGACGTTGCGGATGTACTGACGTTGCCGCTGGTAGGCCCTGCGCAGTTGTCCCATCAGCATTTCGATCTCGGCATCGTCGCCGAGCCTGGAGAGCGGCGCGATCGACAGGTCCTCGTAGAACGTGCCGTTGTTCGCGTCCGCGATGAGCTGGCGCAGGATCCGGACGCTGTTGGCGCGCTCCCCGTCGAACAGCACGGTGCCGCCTACCTGCCTGAGCGCCGCGTCGGCGCCCTCGCCCGTCGCCCTCTGCGCAAGCTGCGGGGTCTGCTGCTCGTTCATCCGCCGGAACATCAGGCGCAGGTGCTTCTCTGATCCCCATCGCGTTGCCCATGCGGGAAGCGGGCCGGGGATCGGGATGCCGGCATTCCCGAGCGCGGTGACCGTCTGCGCCAGGCCATGGCGGACCGCATAGCCGGCGGTCGGCATGACGAGGCCGATCCCGCCGCCCACCGCGGCGACGACCAGCTCGTCGGCAACGCCATCCACGTTGGTCAGGTCGTAGCTCGTCTCGTCGATCAGCTTCTTGCTGGCTACGTTGACCGCACCGAAGGTGGCTGCGGACTTCGCGCCCTGCGTGAGCAGGAACCTGCTCCCCTGCGAGATCGTCATCGCGCCGCGGGCCGCCTGCCCGCCGAGCGGGACCATGTAGATCGGCTCCCCGAACCCGGCAAGGGCCGCGGCACCCATCGTCTTGATGAAGCCTTCCTTCTCGTAGTACCTGCCGAGCGACTCGATGTCGTCGTTGACGGCCATCATGTCGTCGACGATCACCGAGAACTCGCGTCGGTCGGTCACGTCGTTGAACGCTCCGTCCTCGGCAAGCTTGATCGCGAGTTCCTGCGCGCGCGGCTGGAGCCGCTTGATGTGCTCCTCGATGTTGAACGGCTCTGGCAGGCCGGAAGGCTGAACGGAGTCGAACTCCTCGGCCGTGACGCCGCCGGCCCACTCCGGGAGCATGACCGACAGGGCGTTCGCCGCGTAGTCCATGAACCCGCTGTAGCCCATGGCCCGCTGCGTCGGGTTCATGCGCAGGTTCGCCATGGTCGCCTGGCCGAACGACATCGCGACGTACGGGTCCTCGGCGAACGACCGGAAGGCGGCCTGCTCCATGCCGGACAGCTGCATCACCCGTGGTGCGAGCAGGGACTCGAACTGCTGCTGCCGGAAGGTGCTCATGGGTTGTAGTTCTGGCTCCAGTGCGCGCTGCCGCGCTTCTTCCGCCGTCCGGCATCGAGCGATGCCTCGATTCGGTCATCGATGTTCGCAGGCTGCTCCTGGCCGTCATCCGGAGCGACCGGCATGGTGCCGAGGTCGATGATGACCGGGGCGAGGAACGTGCCTGTTTCCGGGTCGCGCCTCGTCACGAACCATGCGTTGCCTTCGCCGAACTTGGCCGACACGTCCGCGACGTCCTCCATGCGGAAGCCGGCACGCTCGATGGCCTGCGCGAACCGCGCCTCGTCCCACTGTGCCTGCGGCGCCATCACGCGCTCGGTCATGCTGCGGAACGCACGTCCGCCGACGGTGGCGACGTGGAAGTCGTTGGGTGTCTCGGCCATGATCGCGTCGAACTGCTCGTTCAGCGACTCGAGCGAGAATCCCATGTTCCCGATGGCCGGGCGCACGCGCCGCGCGAACGTCGCCGTCGCACGGTCGGCGAGGTCGATCGCGGCTTCCTGCGGGAACCCGGACTCCTGGAACTTCTCGACCGCGGCGTTCTTGACGGCGGCAAGCAGCTGCTTTCCGCTCGGCAGGTTCGTCGTCCGGTCGTAGGCGTCGTAGCCCTGGAACTGCATGATGCGGTTGGCGATGGCGAGGTCGGTGAGGCGCTGCTCGTCCACGTCCGGCCTGGTCGAGCCTGCCGTCTGGCTGAGTGCGGTTTCCCACCGCTCGAGCACCGCCTGGCGCTGGCTCGGGGACATCCGGTTGTCCGGTCCACGCTCCATCTTGGCAAGCATCGGGACCATGGCCTCCACCGCCTGCAAGGTCGCCTCGCTCGCGATGGACCGGGCCACTTCCATGGGCATCCCGGAGATTCGGCTTGCCGCATCCTGGTCGTCGATCAGCGGCGCCACGGCAAACAGCAGCTCGAGGGCAGCCATGCGCTCCTCGGCGGTCGGGGCCTGGAGGCCCGAGTACATGGCCTTCATCGCCGGTGCCGGGAACGACCTGTTCAGGTCGACGATGCCGGCGAGCGCGGCGGGATCCCGGATGCGGCTCCCGGACATCACGCCGGTCGCCTCGAGCACCTTTGCCCAGCGCGAGTCGTTGGCGTCGCCGATGCGAAGCCTGCCGGACATGACGTCGGTCGCCAGCGTCTGGTCGGCGCGCATGGCGTCGACGCGGTCGAGCTTGGCGATGATGTCCGAGTACTGGCTCGGCCTGATGCTTGTCTCGACTTGGAGGAGGTCCGGCTTCGACGGGTCGTAGCGGTTCAGTGCGTCGTCGAGCTCCTTGACGATCTCGGCGCGCGTCTTCGGGGGCTCGTACTCGCGCAGGACTCGCGACACGTCACCGACGCTCGCCCATCCGGTCGCCAGGAGCGGCAGCATCTCCCGCACCATCTCGACGCGGTTGTCCTGCCGCTGGTATGCAAGGACCACGGCTTCCGCACGGCGCTCGTTGAACCGACGGTCGAACGTGGCATCCATGGTGGCAAGGTCGTCGGCCGCGACCATCGACCCCGACTCCTCGCGTTCCCGCAGGTACTCGGGAGATCCGTTGGCGGCCAGGCCCTTCATCCACTCCGTGATCACGGGACGCATCTGGGCAGCCTTGCCGGACTCGTAGGCGCGCTGGCCTTCCTCGGAAAGCGAGGACCGGGCGATCATGTCGATGGCGGACAGCCTCTCGCGGCTTCCGGCGAGCTTCATCTCCTCCAGGAGCACCTCGATCCTGGCCGGCTCCCTCATGCCTTCCGGGATGCCGAACTCCTCGAACCGCTCCTCCAGCCTGGTCATCTTCTGCACTGCCGGCGCGGAGGTTTCCTTGAACTCCTTCATCGCGGTCGACAGGAACTCGATCGACCTGCGGGTCTTTGCCGCAGATGCCGCATCAAGCGTCGGACGGATGTCGTCGACGTACAGGGTTCGCTCCTGGTCGGAAGTGATCCCGGACGAGATTCGCTCGAATGTTTCGCGGTCACCGGCCTCTGCGGCCGACTTCAGCGACGCGACGTACACGGCGTTCATCATCTGCCCGCGGTTGAGCCACGGGTATCGGGCGGAGAACTCAGCCCATCGCTCGTCCGCGTTCTGCATCGGCCCGACGAAGTTCTCGTCGAGCATTTCGTGGTAGACGCCGCGCACGTCGTCGGCGAACATCTCCTCCTGGAGCTTGCTTCGCCGGCCGATGTACATCTTCCGGCGGGCGTCCACGACGAGGTCCGCGTAGACGCGCTCCGCCTCGGTCATCGGCTCTTCCGGCGCCCGTGGTCCCTGGCGGGAGGGGTCGAGCCAGCCGTCGGCGCCGTAGGCGGCAAAGCCGTCCATGTCGTCGGTGGCGTCGATGGCGTTGTTCATCTTGCCAGCCTGGAAGTCGAGCGTCTGCTGGCTGATCGTCTTGTCGGCGGCGGCGCGCGCCTGGTAGATCGACCGCCTGGAGTCGATCTGATTCTGGATGTTGAGGGCGTTGCCGGTCTGGATCAGGGTCGATCCGAGCGCGTTGGTCGCCCGCAGGGCCTGCTCGAGGTCGCGGGCGGCGCTGAAGTCCGGGACCGGCGCGGGAAGCGCGGCGACGCCGGGGATGCCGGGAGCTGCGCCGGCCGCCGGCTGGACGACCGAGACGCCCGTTCCGACAGGCAGGTCGACCGGGAGGTTCCGGCGAGCTGCCTGTCCCTGCGGGGAGATCGCGATCTGTGCCGGGAACTGGCTCATCCCTGGCCCGCCTGCGTGACCGGCGTGATGGTGCGCGGGCTGAAGGCGCTGGCGATCGAGATGCCGGTGCCGAAACCCATGGTTCCCTGCGTGAGGCCGGTGAGGAAGGTGTTGCCCTGCTCGTTGCGGAGGGTGTTCATCTGGTTCTGGAATCCGTACTGCTGCGCCATGCGCTGCTGCTGGTTCTGGAAGATGGCGGCGCGATACTCCATGGCATTCTGCTGGATGGCGCGGCCGATGTTCTGCTCGAGGACACGGCGGCTGATCACGGCGTCCATGTCGATGGAGTCGAGGATGGCGCGCTTGCTTCCGGTGGACGCGAATCCACTCTCGACAATGGCCGCGCGTGCCGTTCCGGATGCACCGGCGATCTGGCTCTCGAGCGCCCGCCGCTGCTGAGGGATCGCCTGCATGAGCCCTTCCAGCGAGAACTGGGCGGACTGTTCGAGCATCTGGGACTGCGTGCCGAAGGCGACGTTCAGGTTTCCCTGCTGCACCTGGAGCTGGCGCATCGACGCCTGGAGCGCCTCGTTCCGCCGCGCCTGCGCCATGCTTCCGAGGAATCCCTGGAACAGGCCCATCGCGGCTCCGCCGAATAGCAGGCCACTGACTGGTTCCATCGTTGATCAGCCTTCCGTTGCCGTGTTGTGGGTGCCGTAGAACTCGATGCCGGTGATGACCG